TCCTATCTCTGGCAGTGAGTGTCCTCTGATGTGTAGTTCATAGAACAATTTTTGGCGCAACTGTATTACCCAGTTTCTGTTTCGTCTGCGTTCTGTAATTGATGTGAACTCAACATTATGTTCATCGCAAAACTCTCTGACATATTCATGCATTCGAATGTTTTTAACTTCCTTTTGGTCTATCATCATGGCGTCCTTTGTTTAGTATTTTTTCTACAATATAGTCTGGTATAATCAGCACCCATTTGGGTGAGTCTGGCTCTGTTTTTCCCAGCTTGAACAGCGCAACATCTCGATTCTTTAAGACTGTGAAGGGGGAGGGGAAGCCTTTCTCTTTGCGGTATTTAACCTCGGCGATGTAGTCCTCTCCTCCAATGGTCACGACCAGGTCGCCAGAGTATTCACCCCCAAGCGCACCTGATAGCGGTTGCTTACGCACCTTGATGCCCCATTCCTTGAACAGCTTCACAAAATAGTTCTCGTGATATGTTCCCTTCTGTTTACTTTTACTGGTCATTGTCTATACCTTTGTTTCTTTCATCGACCTTATGTCTGATGGCTTCTAATTCTGTAAATGTATTAAGACCAAAAGATTCTTCAGTGTTCCATTCTTTTACAGCGACCCTTTCAAATAAGTCGCATAAGCTATTCAGCATGTGCATAGCTGTGTCGTATCTACCTTTATCCATGTTCATGTTTCTACTCCGTATTCTCTGATGGGTTTCGCAAACTCTGCGAGGTAGCAAGGGTCGCACAATATCTGATGCTCCTCTGGTTCAATGCGGGTCAGTTGCATGACCCAGTTGTCATGCACCAACCCGCACTTGCCACATTGTTGTGGCTGGATCGTGTTCTTCTTGCTCCTCTTAGCCATTCCAGTAATTCACCCCTATTCTTTTGTTCAGATCATTTCGATGCTCATTTGAAATGTCTTCCATGAACTCTACAATCTCATGCTTGTAATCAAGAGACACTGTCTCTAGCGGGTGCGTATTAAGCCACCAGGTTCTTTCATCTCTTGATGATGGGTTAAGAACTCTTGCATATTTACGACGCTCTCTTTCTGCAACTGTCTTGCTAGAAAAAGTGCGGCGAACAAATGAATCTAACTGACCAAACTTAAATGTATAAACAATCATTACTCTACCTCCAGGTTTCGTTTCTCCCAATAGGAGATTGCTTTACTTACAAACACTCCACGCTTAAACGCTGGGTTGTCTTGCTCCAGCATATCAGCCAGGCGCTCAGCGTCTGTTGGTGTTGATAGTAGGGGGCCTACTTGTTCTGCTAAGAACTCGTAGTGCCGACGAAAGAACATTGTGTTTTGTGTCATGTTTATCTCCATTCCCTGGGGTGAACTACCCCATACTTTTCTTCGTGTGCGTTACTTGATTCGATATACTTTTTACCGAACTCGATTAGGTGTCGTCGAACATTGTGATACAGCAACTCCGATACCATACCTCCCTCATCAAATTGATTGAGAGTGTGCGGGTCTGTTGCATAAAAGACAGCCAAGAAGTTTAGCTGATCATTTTGTGGTGCAACATTCTGAACTGCTTCCAATACTTTTAGCTGGCTCAATTCATTTTTTAATCTGCCTTGCCGTAACTGGTCGAGCATCATATTTTCTAGGTCTGATAGTGATGGTGTCATGTTTCTACTCCTTTACATGAAGGGCGATTGACCACAACCGCCGCCCCCACATGGGCGGGGCGGGGATGTGGACAACGCCCGATTAAGCGGCTTTGTCTGCCACAATCTGGCTGTATTTGTTGAGGTGCTTCATTGCTTTTTCCGCATCAGCCATAGCCTTCATAATAACCCGTGGGTTATCGTAGATTGCTTGGCGCCAAGAGTTTAGATACTTGGCGTGGTCTGCTGTTGGTGTCTTGGCTATACCCAAATGGGCAGACATCAGCACAGAAGTTAGCTCTGCCACAAGCTCCTCGTATGCGTATGACTTCTTGTCCTGGTTGTTTGGGATTCTGTCCAGGCGGGACTTGTGTCCCGTCCAGTGTGCGTGTTCATGCAACATCGTTGCATAATAGCTTTGAGTGGCAGTCGCATCTTCTGTGTCAATGAATGCCTTTGTTGGTGGCATCATTATGTAGTCTTCTACTGGATCATAGAAGGCTCGACTACCACCAGTCTTTACAACAGATGGTATGCTTTCGATGAATGCATCGACAGCATCTAGTTGATGAACCTCATTTACTTTTTCTTTGAGAATGTCTGGCTCATAGCCAGCAAGTTGTTCGGCATTGAACACTCGGCTCAATCGCATAACGTGGTAGTCATCAGCATCTTCTCGTTCTATCTTAGTGTAGAATATTGAGAAGGCTTCTGACTTCTGTCCCTTGTCTACTTGTTTGCCAAGGGCTTCCCATTGTTTGTATGTTCCCCATTCATTTGATGTGTATCCAGCGTTAGCACCCTGAATCCAAAGGCCAAACACATTGGCTCCAGTGTATTGTTGTTGACGTGATGGATTGTATGGGATGCCACCGCCTTGCCCAATCCAGGGCTTTGTCCAGTTGGTTCCATGTTCTTCCATCAGCTGTTCGATTTGCTTTGCAATCTTATTTACAAAGTCTTTTGTAGTAAACTTACTCATCGCCCCAATCCTTTACATCTTTTTCATTTCTGTATGCTTCTTTATACAAACTGATTTCATCCTCAGTCATATCTTCAGCAGGCACACGATGCCCCATGTAAGTTCCATTGGGCCACCAGTGTGGATTGCATGGCCGACCATAGTATTTGTCGGCACTGCCTCGATCAGCAGGTGAGCCATGCGCTGGGAATTTGATTTCGTGTATTGATTTCATTTTATACTCCTATAAATAGTTGTCATATTCAATGCCTGTGCGCTCATAGGCTAGCGTGAAGCCTCCAGCATCAGCAGCTATCAACCTGACGATTGTCGTTGTTTTCTCGTGAGCATCGCAGTATTCATCTTCCTCGAACTTTTCTTCGAGCAACAGGTCAACGTCCATGTCTTCGTATGACATTTCTTCCTTGAGGAAATGTGTTAATGTTTCAATGGTTTCAAAATGGAAGGTCTCGGTTTCATATACTACTCTCATTTTATCCTCCTATTACATAGCTAATCATTAAAATTAAATAGACTGCGGATATGATTACTCCGACTTGGAGTGCTGTAAAAATTATCTGAATCATTTTATTGTCCCTTTCGTGTCCTATTTGTTACCAACTATTACACACCTTGTCAACAGGTGTCTGATTAATAGTCCAGCACCGACATAAAAAAAGGGGCTGGGCGGCCAATGCCGCCCGGCCCCGTGTTGTTAGTCCTGAGACAGTGATTCAAGCGCCAGGTGCGCCGCGTCGCGGAACTCAGATGCGCCCTGAAGCTGAATTTGCATGCGTTCATTCCAGCGTTGAGAGCGCTCGACCTGTGTATCGTAGACCATACCTTGGTCTTCGCCCTCACGGTTCTGCTGTTCTGTGATGGCACGCTGGATGAACATCGCTTCGTCATACTTGACTTGCGCTTCTGCCGCTTTGCCTTCTTGGAACTCGAAGTCCTTGTCTGCGCGCCAGACTAGGTTCTCGACGAAGCGTGCGCGCGCATAGGCTAGCAAGCCATCTGCGTGGTTAGGATAGATGCTGTCTAGCAACACCTTGATGTTAGAGGCAACAGCCTCTACGTTTGAAGATACTTCTGATTGCTTAACTGCTTTATTTGATACTTTAGACATTTGCTATACTCCTTTAATAGCTGATTTACTTAACTTATAGAGACTACTCTCTCTACAATTTCCCCCTGGGTCATAGCCGCATGGGGTATTGCAAGGACCGAAGGCCAGCTTCGCTGGGGCTATTACTTGACAGTGTGTGACGGGCGATCAGCCTGTCACTGGTAGACCGCCAACAAGGTATAACTAGGGAGAAACGAAGTTTCGCCCGTGTAGTCTGACGACACCTGACCACTTGCACCCAGACCAGTAATAGCATCCTTGCAATAGCTTTCGGCTATGACACCCTGCTTGAATTGTGAGAGTGCTTACCCTACCCCAGCCGCATGCCGACGCGCCCACAGCCCAAGGGGCGAGGACGCTTGGAGGCATGTCGTAGGCTGGGGATGTGCTGTATATGTGTTTGTGGCATGATGCCCCTAACGGGGCGAACCTGTCCCCTGGACGGGTGAGCCGCGTATTCCTTGGATGTAAGGGGTGTTGCAAAATTGCCACTTGATTTATGTTGACGAACCCTCTTAAACTCCGCTTAAGGAGCTTCTTCAGAAGCGAGTTATAGGATTATGTGTTTGCATTGAGGTGTAGAATGGGCGACTTGACGGAACGGAAATTGACAGGCAAGCAAGAGGCGTTGGTTGAACACCTCGTAGCAAATGGCGGAACGATAAAAGACGCAAGTCAAGTCGCTGGATATGCGGAAGGTGACAGTGGAAGAGTGAGTGCATCCAAGGCTTTAGCTCTCCCACACGTCCAAGCGTATATGATGCAGAGGATAAGGGATGAATTAGGAACTCGTGCAACGCTAGCCCTATCCACGGTGACGAACTTAGCGAGGACAGCAAAGAGTGAGTATGTGCAATTAGAAGCGTCGAAAGACCTGCTCGACAGAGCGGGTCTGAAGGCACCTGACAAGCACATGCATCTGCATGCTGGAGACATCAAGGTAGAGATAGATCTAGGTTGAACGCCGGAGTTGAAACGGACATGTTCGGCGTAAGCCTCACATGACTCTTTGTAGAGCATGCGGGTCGCCAAAGGGGCGACGTCGCATATCCTCGCGGCAACATACTGAATCACTGTGTGTCAGGGGGTGGGGGCCAAAAAGCCGTAGTCGCGGACATAGCCCAGGTCTTACCCACGAATTATTCCTTCTCAAAGCTCGTAAAAAAAAGTATACTGCATTGAAGTGAAAATATATTTTTTAACCAGAGGTGCGCCTAAATGGCTGAGACGTTCAAACCCCTCCCACAGAATGCTGTAGCTTTTGCTAGGTATATTTTAGGAAACTCTCTTTCTAAACTTGACCCATACAGAATGATGCAAAGAGTGTCTGGCAATGTCGTTGAGTCTAAGGGGCAGGATATTGATCTTGGAGAACTCGAGGAACGCGCCAAGGATGTTTTAAGAACTGCTGTAGAGAATGCCCGTAAGGATGGGCGCAGTTATGTGGAGTATAGAGATTATCCCGATATGGCCTCTGGTGAACGACCTGAAGACTTCTGGGGTTATAAAAGAAAAGAAAGGGATTTCATTGGTCTGTATATGGAGTCAGCCCGAGACCCTGTGCTAGAAATGTTTACCTCTGTTGGAGGCTTTAAGTTTACAGATAGGGATAATGGGGGATTTGAGATTCCTAATGATCCTTACGACTTTGATAGAAGCAAGTCTGGCAACAGGCGCTACAGCAGTATGAAAGATTCCTATAGTTTCCTTACCTATGTTGGGCAAGACATGGGTGGGGATTATAGCTTTTCCTTGAGGGGCATTATCGACCCAGCATCTTCTTCTGCTGACAAACCAGAGAGCGTAGGCATTTCTGGATTCTACTTTAGCAATGCAATAGCTGGCGCATATAACAGTCTGCGTGACCAGTTGTTTGGTGAAGGGGATATTAACCCAGATAAAGTTCCAGTAGAGTTTACCCAGTTTATGCGGCGGGGTATCGAGGAACATGTTGCTAAAAATCCTACTACTTCTGCTTTCCCTCTTGCAGATGTCAAACTGCCCGATGCTAATGCAAATGCGGACTTCCTTGAAGGCTCTGTTGTTGTGCCGACAGAGGAAGGGCATGTTATCGCTAATGAAGAGCTTGAGTTCCAGATTCCAATAGCACCGCGCGAGCGTCCAGTTGGGCGCATCCCTGATGTTAGCTTTAGTGTTGACGCAGAAAACCCTCGTGTTCCTGCTGTAATTAAAAGCGACCAGGCTGTTGCTTTGTCTCAGCGCATGGTAGATAGTCACTACCAAAACGATGACAAACTATCTTTTGGTAAGGCATTTGCTCGCAATCGCGCCGCAGGAAAAGAAGTGTTTAACTGGCGCGGCGACCCATACACAACAAAGTATAAGGAAGAGGTATGAGCAAGTCTCTGTTGGATCGCATTGGGGTGAGTGGGTATAATAAACCAAAGAGAACTCCTAACCACCCCACTAAGTCCCACGTTGTAGTTGCCAAGGTAGGCAACAAGATCAAAACCATTCGCTTTGGTGAGCAGGGTGCTAAGACTGCTGGCAAGCCCAAGGCGGGTGAGTCAGAGAAGATGAAAAAGAAACGTGCAAGTTTTAAGGCGCGTCATAGGAAAAACATTGCCAAGGGCAAGATGTCTGCGGCATACTGGGCAAACAAGGTTAAATGGTGATTGATATGCCTCAAGTTGGCAAAAAGAAGTTCCCTTACACCCCTGCTGGTCTGATGAAGGCTAAGATGGAGCGTAAGAAGGAAGATGAGAAAAAGAAATCTATGCTGAAGGGATATGGTAAATGAGCAAGCTATACAAAGTAACTGGTGCTGAATACATCGGTAAGGACTTCGTAATGACAGCAGATGGTCGCGCCCATTCAGGCAAGACCTTTACTGGTGACAGCGAGCGTTTGTTCACCCTGGAAGAGCTAGATGCTCGTGGGATTAAAGCCGTTGCTCACGTTGTTGAGAAGCGTGTGCAGAAGGTTAAAACTAAAAACACTCCCACCTCTCTGCGTAAGCTAGGCACTGAGGCTACAGACTAATGGCTGTTAATGCGGCAGGTAACTACACCAAGCCTGGGATGCGGAAGAGTTTATTCAACCGCATCAAGGCTGGCGGCAAGGGTGCGGCTCCTGGTCAGTGGTCTGCGCGTAAAGCTCAGATGCTTGCCAAGCAATACAAAGCAAAGGGTGGAGGCTATCGGTAATGGCGTTAGCTAAATCACAAAAGTCCCTAGTAAGTTGGGGTAAGCAGAAGTGGCGCACTAAGTCTGGTAAGCCTAGCACTCAAGGGCCGAAGGCCACGGGTGAGCGCTACCTGCCAGAGAGGGCTATTAGGTCTTTGACATCTGCTGAGTATTCTCGCACTACGGCCGCTAAACGCAAGACTACCTCTGCTGGCAAGCAGGTATCCAAACAGCCCGAGAGCATTGCAAATAAGACGCGGAAGTATAGAACATGAGTTTTCTTCATACGATCAAAGCAGAAGAGCGCCGCATCCTGCGTAGTATCGTGAAGCGCGTTCACATGAAGCATCACCCCAAAGACTTTGTAAATGATTACGAGGCTGATAAGATTATATCCGCTATTGCACCAGACGTTGTAGAACGACTGATGAAAGTAGGTAAGGATATGAAAATTGACAGCCTTTAAGTATAAGCCAGATGGTGATGTATTAAAACAATTTATGAAAGATGATACATTCTTTCGAGGTATCCGTGGGCCTGTAGGCTCTGGCAAGTCGGTGGGGTGTTGTGTTGAGGTATTCAGGCGTGCGTTACAGCAGAAAAAAAACAATGAGGGTATTCGTCGTTCTCGTTGGGCTATTATTCGTAATACAAACCCACAGCTTAAAACAACTACAATCAAGACCTGGCTGGACTGGTTTCCCGAAGATCAATGGGGAAGGTTTCGCTGGGAAGTTCCATACACCCACCACATTAAGCAAGGTGATCTTGACCTAGAGGTTATCTTTCTTGCCCTCGATCGCCCAGAAGACGTAAAGAAACTGTTGTCCCTGGAACTCACGGGCATTTGGATTAACGAGGCGAGGGAATTACCTAAGTCAATCATTGATGCTTGCACCATGCGTGTCGGTCGTTTCCCCTCTATGCGAGATGGCGGCCCTAGTTGGACTGGAGTTATCGCTGACACTAATGCTCCCGAAGAAGATCACTGGTGGCCTATTATGTCTGGCGAAGTGCCAGTGCCAGACCACATCTCGGCAGATGAAGCCAAGATGCTGGTGGCCCCAACCAACTGGGTGTTCTATACCCAGCCCCCTGGAATGACTGAAGAGAAGGATGAGTCTGGCTCTGTTAAGGAATACTTGCCCAACGATAAGGCAGAGAACAAAGACAATATGATGAAATCCTACTACCCCAACCTCATTCAAGGTAAGACAAAAAGCTGGATTGACGTTTATGTTATGAATAAACTGGGGGCTATCAACGAAGGAAAGCCTGTATATCAAATGTTTGCACCCGACCTACACATTGCGAGAGAAGAAATACCAGTGGCTTCTGGTGTTCCTGTGTTCGTGGGCCTCGACTTTGGCCTAACCCCTGCGGCTGTATTCGGCCAGAAGGTTCGTGGTCGATGGCTTATTCTGCAAGAGATCGTGGCTTTTGATATGGGGATTGTGCGGTTTTCTGAACTGCTTCGGGCAGAGATAGCTACACGCTATTCCGACTGCGAGGTGTCAATTATTGGCGACCCTGCGGGTGACTTCCGCGCACAGACCGATGAAAGCACTCCGTTCCAGGTGTTGCGAGGGGCTGGCTTGGTTGCAAGACCAGCACAAAGCAATGACGTTGCTCTTCGCATTGAGGCGGTAGCCGCAACTTTGAACAGGTTAGTTGATGGAAAGTCTGGTATACTTATCGACCCTAGATGCAAAGAACTTATAAAGGGCTTCGATGGAGGTTATGGTTATAGGCGCATGCAAGTTAGTGGTGAGCGTTTCGACGATAAGCCTGACAAGAATAGGTTCTCTCACATTCACGATGCTTTGCAGTATTTAATGCTCGGCGGTGGCGAGGGCAGGGAAGTGCTTGGGCATCAGAAAATTGCCAAGCCATTTACTATGAAGCGAGAATTTGATATATTTACTAGGAAATCCAAGCAAGCCAAAAAATCTTTCTGGAACAGGATGTAAGTATGTTAAGACCTTCACAAGTAAAAAGAAAAGAGCAGACGCGACTAAGAAATGTTAAAAGTCAAAGAGACTTTTTGGCTGGTCAGGGTATTGCTGTTCGTGAAGGGGCGGTTCTTGATCCAATTAGTCCAGATTTTAACTATGGTGAGTATCAAAAGTCTCAGGCAATAAACCAGTTTTTGGACGCGGCCCCCGCTAGTAGCGCACAGGCAAGGTCAGAAGGCGCTCGAGAACAAGCAAGGTTGCGTCAGTATCAAAAAATCTTAGCACAGCAAAAACAATTTTCACCAACTGCCGAATCAATAGCAGATGCTCAAGCTGGTGGCTCTGATCCTCGCACTATTGCGGCTTATGTTCGTGAGGGCAATAGGCTTACCTCAGAGTATCAGCGTATATTAGGCAACGCGGCTAAAAGAAGCGGAATGGTTGGTAATTTTTACAAAAAACGAGCTTCTGTAATCAGAGAGACTGGTAAAGATACCTATACTGGTAGTTACTTTAACGACGAAAACGTCGGTATGGGTGGCTCAAACCTTTCTGTTTTGAAAAAAGATATTACTAAAAGGGCTGAATCTGAAGGTCGTGTCCAAAGGGTGCTTGGGGAAGTTAGGCAACAGCGTAAGTCTCTTATCCAGGGCCAACAACAAAGACTTGAACAGAGAAGTGGGCGTAGAGCGCTTTTGTCTAGCACTGCGGGTGGCGCAGGATTTTTACAAGGATACTTTCGATAATGGATGAGATAGCCAAGAATTACTTAAAGAAGTATGAGTCGGCCAAGTCTTTACGCACACCCTTTGAGGACTTGTTCCAAGAGTGCTATGACTATGCCCTGCCACAGCGCGAGGGCTTTTACTACAATGCACCAGGTCAACGCCGAGATGATCGCATCTTTGACGAGACTGCTGTAGTTGGCGTGCAAGAGTTTGCTTCCCGTTTACAGTCTGGGCTTGTTCCTAACTTTGCTCGTTGGGCTGACCTACTTGCTGGCAGTGAAGTTCCAGCCGAAGAAGCTGATGAAGTAAACAATAGCCTAGATGAAGTGACCGAGTATATCTTTGAGATCTTGGCTAACAGTAACTTTGCACAAGAAGTGCATGAGTCTTTTATGGACTTGGCTGTAGGCACTGGTTGTCTTCTGGTCGAGGAAGGCGATGCTGTAAACCCTATTCGCTTTAATGCAGTTCCGCTTCCCAAGGTAGTTCTTGAAAACGGCCCAGACGATAGGATCGATCACGTTTATCGTGAGCGTGAGGTTCGTTACCGTGATATTACAACTGCGTTTAAGAAGCCAAAGATTTCTCCGAAGATGCAAGATTCCATTAATAAGAAGCCTGACGAGAAGGTTAAGTTGCTTGAGGTTGTCTGTCGCCTGTATGACAAGCCTAACCAAGAGCGTCACGCATACTATGTAATCGACAAGACAAACAGAGAGTGTGTGGTCGAAGAGGTCTTTGAGGGTGTGGGGAGCAATCCGTTTGTATGTTTCCGTTGGTCTAAAGCGGCTGGCGAAGTGTATGGCCGTGGGCCTTTGGTCAACGCCCTGTCTTCCATTAAGACTACAAACCTTACTATCCAGCTTATTCTTGAGAACGCTCAGATGGCTATCTCTGGTATCTACCAGATGGATGATGACGGGATTATTAATGTTGATACAATTAACCTTGTGCCTGGCACGGTTATCCCTAAAGCCCCTGGCTCTGGTGGACTGCAACCAGTAGCCGCCGCAGGTAACTTTGATGTGGCAAGTCTTGTTCTTAATGACATGCGTATGAACATTAAACGTGCGCTGTATAACGACATGCTCGGTGATCCAAACCGAACACCAGCCACAGCCACAGAGATTGCAGAGCGCATGGCAGACTTGTCTCGTCGTATTGGCTCTGCGTTTGGCCGACTGCAAGCAGAGATGGTTCAGCCTATTCTTCAGCGTGTAGTTTACATCCTGAAAAAACAGGGGCGTATTGATCTGCCTACAGTGAACGGTCGTGAGGTAAAGGTTCGCAGTGTGTCACCTTTGGCACAGGCTCAGTCCAATCAAGACATTACAACTGTAGCTCGCTTCCTTGAGGTTGTTGGTGCAAACTTTGGCCCTGATATGGTTAATATGCTGATTGACTCAGAAGAAACTGCGGTTTACCTTGCTAAAAAGTTTGGGGTTCCAGACGGACTAATTAGGGATCAGGCTGATCGAGAAGCCTTACAACAGCAGATGCAACAGATGGCGCAAATGCAACAGATGATGCAACAGCAAGGTGGCGGTGGAGAATAGATGTCACACATTGGAGTAGATGGTTATCCTCGCCATAAAGAGGTAGACGAAAAGATTTCAAGAGATCTAAAGGCATTGTTTGGCAATCCGTCAGGCAAGGAAGTCCTCAGTTATCTGCGATCCATTACACTGGATGCTGTGGCTGGCGGGGGCATTAGCGATGGAGAACTTCGACACCTCGAAGGCCAGCGCTTTTTAGTCGCGCTTATTGAAAAGCGTATTCAACATGCAGAGAAAGTAGAAAGCAAATGACTGAAGCAACAGATAATGTAGCACCAGAGGGTGTTGCACCTGACGCAGATGCGGCAGGAGTAGAAACAAGTGACCGCCCAGAGTGGTTGCCTGAAAAGTTTAAGACACCAGAAGACCTGGTGACTTCATACTCAGCACTGGAAGGTAAGCTGGGTAAGGGCGAGGAAGAGCTAAAGAAGACTTTGGCTGAAGAGTTCGAGGCATCAAAGTATGAGAACCGCCCTGAAAGTGCTGGTGACTATACACTCCCAGAGGGAACTGAAGAGCTAGCAGATGACCCAAATGTTGATTGGTGGTCAAAACTTGCCTGGGACAAAGGCATGAGCCAGGAAGAGTTTGAGCAAGGTCTGTCTCAGTTTATTGGAGATGGCCCTGACCTTGAGGCAGAAGCGGCTAAACTTGGCGACAATGCAGAGGCTCGCATTGAGGCTGTAGCTCTTTGGGCCAAAAAGACTGTGCCAGAAAATCTTAGCGAAGAGATCATCCGCATGGGTGAAACTGCTGAAGGTATCGAGCTTCTTGAGTTTGTTATGGGCGAGATGCAAGGCCAAGCAGTAAATAGCGAAGAAACGGCGACGACTGGTTTGTCCAAAGGGGAGCTTGAGTCTATGATGAAAGACCCTCGTTACTGGAATAATGTTCAGCGTGACCCTGAGTTTGTCAAACAAGTCGATGATGGGTTTGCAAAACTCTACAAATAATGCGCTACCCCCAAGAGCGTAGAGGGAGCGTCCACACGGGCGTTCCCTTTTTCTGTTGCAAAAATACACCATTTCAGGCATTATCATTCTGTTAGCGGCCCGTTGATAGCGGATGGCCCCACATAGGGATAACCAGATGATGCGATGCTCGGACAACCATTCCTGACATTAATGTAAACTTCTTTTTATAAGGACTATTGAAATGGCTAATACAATCGACCAAGCCTTTATCACGCAGTTCGAGTCTGAGGTTCACCTTGCTTATCAGCGTATGGGTTCCAAGCTCCGTAACACTGTTCGCCAAGCAAGCAATGTAACTGGCTCTACTGCAAAATTCCAAATCATCGGTAAAGGCACTGCCAATACCAAAACACGCAACGGTGACGTTACTGGCATGGAGTTGGCACACACCAACGTAACTGCCACACTGACAGATCACTATGCACCTGAGTATATCGACAAGCTCGACGAGTTGAAAATCAACATCGACGAGCGCCAAGCTGTCGCCCAATCAGCCGCCTACGCACTTGGCCGCAAGACCGACGAACTTATCATCGCCGCTCTTGATGCTGGTGCAAACGCAACGCAAGTTGCTGACACTGGTGGTGCTTTGGTTAAAGGCGACCTGCTGACAACTTTCGAGTTGTTTGGTTCAGCCGATATTCCAGAAGACGGACAGCGTTACATCGCTATGTCACCTGCTGGTTATGCTGATCTCTTCAGCATCGAAGAGTTTGCATCAAGCGATTACGTTGGTGATCAGAACCTGCCATTTGCTGGCGGCATGACAATGAAAGAGTTCTTGGGCTTCAAGATCTTCTCAACGTCTTCTGTTGCTGGTGGCAAAAACTTTGCCTATCACAGTTCTGCTGTTGGTCTGGCTGTTGGTTCAGATGTCGCTACCGAAGTGAACTACGTTCCACAGAAAGTGGCTCACTTGGTAACTGCTCACATGAGCATGGGTTCTATTGCTATCGACAGCAATGGTATCTACGAAATTCTGGACAACAACTAAGTCTAGTGTTTGGAGGGGCAGGTTCGTCCTGCCCCT